CGACCTGACCCCCAAACGAGTCCCCCCCCACCCAGGCCGACTCCAGTCTGGGCTGCTCCCGACCGGTCAGCGCCAGTTCGTTCTGATCCGAGCTACTCGTACTCACTTGGTCACCCTCCCCCTTCCGAAAAGATATCCTCCCTGCAGGGGCTCGGGGGCGGGACGGGTCGTGAAAAAAACCGATTTCGGTGCCGTTTTGGGTGACTGCTTGCTCTCGGCGGAGGCGGGTCAGTTGGTTTCGGCGGGTGAGGTAGGCTTGGCCGCGTCTGGCGTTGCAGGGCCGGCATGAGGGGACGAGGTTGTCGAGGTCGTCGGTGCCGCCTCTGTCGTGTTCGATGAGGTGGTCTGCTTCGGTGGCTGGGTTGTTGCCGCACCAATGGCAGAGGGGTGAGCCGGCGAGGATGCTGGCTCGGTTGCGTAGGTAGGTGGGGTCGCTTGTGCGTTTGGGCATTGTGTGTTCTCCTGTGTTGGGAGTGTAGGGCATCCCCCCATTGCGCGTCGCCCCCCGGGGGGCTTGCGCCTCGGTTGTGCGGGTCGGGTCGGTGGGTCGCAGTCCCCCCGCTGTTTAGGTTTGTCTCCTTGGCCGCCGGATGTTCACTCGTGTGGGACGGTCGCCATTCGTGTTTGTGTCGTTCATACGCTGCACCCCTGCCCGAAGGCGTGGGGCTCTACCCTCGTTCCCGAGTGTAAGACCCGCCCCGTGCAACCGGGGAACGTCACATGCGTGGATCAGTTGTGTTGGGCTGGGTTAGCCCCAGCGCAGAGCAATGATGATGATGGCCACGCTCGACAGGAACGCAACCCAGGCCGTCACCACAGCACCTTTGTGATGTCGTCCATGTCGGAGGGGCGCCACAGATACCATTCGGCACCGGACGCAATCAGGGCGACACCCCAATCCTCTTGCTCCTTTGACATTTTGCCCTTCTCGGTTTTCAGCTCAGCGAAGATGGTGCGGCGCTTGCCCAAGTGGGTGAGGCACAGGTCTGGGAAGCCTTTGCCTGCGGATCTCCAGACGCCGTGCCTGGGCGAATACGGGGGGGTGTGGAATACCAGCCAGCCAGCGGTTTTGGCGAGCTTGATGACCTTCTCCTGAAACATCTTCTCGGACGCGTCGGGAATGCGCTCAGTCATCGCGGCCCTCCCTGATGACGTGCTCCGGGTTGGCGTTGCCTGCGTTCATGTCGTCAACCACCCAACGCAGGCTTTCACCGACCTGTTGCATGATTTCGGTCCACAGCACCTCACAGTGGCGGTGGCAGACATACAGGCGGCATTCGTTGTGGTGCACCGGGGGCACTGTTGGGCCGTGGTAGTTCATCATGGCGTCAGCCCATTCACGCAGGTTCCGGTCGAGTTCGTTTCCCATTAGAACGGTTCCTCGTCGGTGGTGGCCTGGTTCTTCATGTCCTCAATCAGTCGGGATGCCTCAGCCTTTGACAACTCGTTGATGTTTGCTGGCGGAATCTTCCCGGCACCCTTGTAAAGGCTCTTGAGCAACCCGATTTGTTTGTCGGTGGCGGCGCCTTGCAACGGCCGTGTGTCAGACCCCATAGGCGCAGTTCGTTGCACCTTAGACATCTCTTCCCGGCTTGGACGCTTAGACGGGTCCGAACCAGCCAGACCCGCATTAGCCAACGCGCGTCCGAGAGCGCTCGATTCGCAGTTCTCCAGATGTGATGTCTTGTTGACATTGCCTTGCCCTCGCACTTCTTCGGCCCATCCGGTTGAGATCAGGGTGCCGTCAATCCACAGTTCGGCGCGGAACACGCAGATGTCGGTGCCTGGTTCGCTGACCAAATGAGTGATGACGCGGGGCTGGCCGTCGTGCTCCATGTCAAGCCAGCGGGCAAGCCGTTCGGCGACTGTCTCGTAGTTCTCAAGCATGGTGGATTTCGCGCTCAAGGCGGCGGACCTCGGCCTCCAGGTGGACAAGCTTGCCCATGAGCTGCTCAAACTCAATCAGTGTGGCCCCTGCGAGGCGCATGAGTTCGCCGTCTGCGGTCGGGCCGAACGCGTCAAGCATTTCGCCCCGCATTTTCAGTTGCGCAGCCAGGCTCGCAATGGTCGGTGTGTTGGTCAGCATTGGTTTCCCCTTACTTGTACTGGTTCCCTACCCACCACAAAATCCATGCGGCGGTGATCAGCACTATAGCGAGCTGTGTGTCATCCATTTAGCATCCCCTTTTCCATTTCTGCACCCTTGGGTGCGTGCTTCGGCACAGGACCATACGCAGTTTCGGGGTGTTTTTCAAGCATCCCCACCCCCACGGTCCGACGGGCCACTGTTTGCGTCCGTTTTCGGTGTGCCCGAACCATGCCAGACGGTCCACTACTCGGGCTTGTTGGGCGAACGTGAGGGTGTGGGCGCGGCTGGGGTGGGTGTCGGCGTACAAGCTGAACGCGTGGCGGGTCATCCCGAACGCGGTCACATAGGTGCGGGTTCGGTGCTTGACGTTTAGGCCGGTCTCACAGCGCGCCAAAGCCTCGTACCAGTCTTTGGGTAGCGGATGGTTCCAAGTCGCGTCTGCGGGGCTTACAGGCCCCAATGCGGCGATTGTGGCGGTCACTGCGAACAGCACCGCTCGACGCCTAATCGGTCAGCCCCCGGTTGCTGGGGTGCTTTGCGATGCTCTCAGCGCGGCGGAGAGTTTCGCTACAAGACGCACAAGTATGTCCGTCTCGGCTTCCCCCCTCGCCACGGTTCTCGTGAGAAACGTAATCAGCCATGAGATCTCGTTCGCGTCCATACACCATCCCGCACAGTTGACAGAGCGGGAGACTGTACACGTTGTCAGTGTCCATTGTGTCCCCTTTCAGGGTGTCAACATACAGAACTTGTCTGGTCGGGTGGTGGATGCGGCAAACCCCCGGGCGGACCTGGAAAGGGGGAAACCGTGCCGCCCGGGGGAGCCTCGGCGGGAGAAACATCGCCGTGCCTAGGAATCTAACAGAGAATCCACGCAACACAAGATGACAATGTGGCGCACCATGTCAACGGGGATGTGGAACGGGTGGATGCCGTCCCGCCCTGACAGGCTTTGCCACACGGTGATATGCCCAATCTTGTAGGACGGCTGCCCTGGATCTACACGGAAGCCGACGGTGTGGACGAGCACTTCGCCGTCGTCCTGGTAGTCGTCGAGCTCTTGCCAGCCGCCGTCGCCGGCGTGGGCATCAGCCCACAGCACCTTCACGACGTCCATTAGTCCAGCCACACCTTGTATCCAGCGGTGACACGGCCCGCCGTCGGGTCCACGAAATGGAGCCGTTGGGACGGTGTCGACGCAGCTGCCAACATGACCCCAGCGTAACGGTTGTCTGACTCAGTGCTCCCAGTCTGGAACACGCTGCCTTCCCCGTTCGCCATGGGCCATTCGGCGTGGGTGTGATAGTGCCCCACATAGACGTCGCGGAACTCCCATGGGTAGGCACCCGAGCGCCAACGGTTTGCGTGGTTCACAATCGTCATTGGGCTGGCAAAGCCGTTTCGCCCAATCTCGTCCCCATGAATCAACAAGGCACGGTAGTTCCCTATTTCCACGCGCTGGATGTCCTCGCCGGACACCCTGAAATCGACGCGGGGATTGCCTTCCAGCAGGGATGCCGCCAAGTAGTAGCACATTCGGTCCACGTTGTCGGATCTGGGGACGTTGTCCCGCTTGGAACCGATACGCCCGTGGTTGCCCCATTCAGCAATGACGGTGACCTTGTCGTAGATGCCTAATGCCTGGGTGACGCAATCAACGATGAGGCGGGACACGGTGACGTACTGCTCGAACAGGGTTGCGTCGATCTCAAACGCTTGCCCGGGGAAGTTGAACAGCCCCTCAACCATGTCCCCACCGAACATTATGACGCAGTTCTGCACTGGGTGGTCGGCCCGTTGCACCTCCGTGATTTTGTGGGCCTTGTCGGTGAACCTGAGCACCCGGTCACGCATGACCTGGCTGTTGTACGTTGTCGTGCGTTTTGCGCCCTGCCAGTCGGTCAGGTGCCATAATGCCACCTCCGCCCCTTTTCGGGGCTTAGACGCGCTCCTAGGCACCTTAGGGACGCCTCCAAGGGCAAGCATGGCCTGCTTCGCGCCTT